AGGCACCGGCGCAAACCGCGCTACCGTCGGCACGCTGATCGCCCTGGCCAAAGAGGGCGGCTACAAATCCACCGCCCAAGACCGCAAGCCCATTGACCCTGAGGACCAAGCCCGGCGAATCGCTGAGCGTGAGGCCCGCATGGCCGCCGAGGCTGAGCAGGCCCAGCTTGACCGCGACGCCGCAGCCACCCGCGCCGCCGAGATGTGGGCCCGCGCCACGGTGGTCACCGCCCACCCCTACGTGCAGCGCAAACTGATCGAGCCCGAGGGCGCGCGGATGCTTGGTGACGAGCTGCTTATCCCGCTGCGCCACGGCCCCGGCGCGCTGGTCGGCCTGCAGCGCATCAAGCCCGATGGCACCAAGCTGTTTTTGAAGGGCACCCCCTCCGGCGGCGCTTACACCGTCCTTGGCCGCCCCGACAAGCAGGGCACCGTGGTGATCGCCGAGGGCTGGGCCACAGCCTGCTCCATCCGGCAGGCCACCGAGCATTGCGTGGTGGTTGCCTTCAACAGCGGCAACCTCCTGCCGGTCGCCCGCAAAATCCGCGCGGCCATGCCCGAGGCCCGCATGATCATCGCGGCCGACGACGACGATCCCACGCTGGACGTCCGCGTTCAGGAGGCCCTGGAAAAAGGCGCAACAAACCCAGTGTGGACCATCATCGACGGCTTCCGGGCGGCAACGGTTACCCTTGCCAGCGGCCAACCGCTGGTCATAAAAAACCCCGGCATCACCGACGCCCGCAAAGCCGCCCGCGAGATCAACGCCTTGGTGGCCATCCCTGTTTGGGGCCTGAACCGAGGCACCGGTACCGACTTCAACGACCTGCACCTGGCCGACGGCCTGGCCGCCGTCGAGGACTGCATCATGAAGGCAGGCTCAGCGGACGAACCTTCCCCACCGGACGAACCAACGCCACCGCCCGCCGACGATCCACCACCGCCCGAGCCACCAGACTTCGAGCCACCATGGGACGACATCCCGCCCGACGAGCCACCCAGCCCACCGGACGCCGACGACGAGCGGATGATCTTCTCCAGCTCGCCCATGAAAACCGCCGAGCTGTTCCACGACACGCTGCCCGAGCGCGGCCGCATCATCCACTGGCGCGGCGAGTTCTACAGCTGGGACGCCACGCGCTACGTCACCCGGGACCGGGTCTACATCGACCAGCGCCTTTACCACTTCATGGCCAAGTGCGTGACGCTCAAGGTTCACCCCAAGACCGGCGCGTCCGAGGTGGTGGCCTTCAATCCCAAGTCCTCAACGGTCAACGACGTGGCCCACGCCCTGCGCGCGGTTTGCTACGCCGACCTGCCCGAGCCCCAGGTTTGGATCGAGCAGCGCACGGACGATGTGGAGGCCCACCAAATCGTGGCCTTCAAAAACGGCTTCCTGCACCACCCAACCCGCACGCTCAGCCCATCGACAGACCGGCTGTTTGTCACATCGGCCCTGGACTTCGACTACACGCCGGATGCCCCCGAGCCCGCCGAGTGGATCAAATTCCTCAAAAGCCTCTGGCCCGACGACCCCGAGTCGATCTCCACGCTGGCCGAGATGTTTGGCTATCTGCTGACCGACGACACCAGCCAGCAAAAAATGTTCATGCTGATCGGCCCACCGCGCTGCGGCAAGGGCACCATCCTGCGCATCCTCGAAGCGCTGGTCGGCTACGCTAACCGGGTCAGCCCAAGCCTCGCGTCCCTGGGCACGCAGTTCGGCCTGCAGCCCCTGATTGGCAAGCGCCTGGCCATGATCTCGGACGCCCGCCTGTCCGGCCGCGCCGACCAGCAGCCGATCGTCGAGAACTTGCTTCGCATTTCGGGCGAGGATGCCATCACCATCGACCGCAAAAACATGACCGCTTGGTCGGGCAAGATGCCCACCCGCTTTGTGCTCGCCTCCAACGAGCTGCCCGCCTTCTCGGACGCCTCCTCGGCGCTGGCCAACCGCTTCATGCCCTTCAAATTCAACACCAGCTTCCTGGGCAAAGAGGACCATGGCCTCACGGCCCGCCTGCTCAAAGAGCTGCCCGGCATCGTCATCTGGGCCCTTGACGGCCTGGCCAGATTGAACGAGCGCGGCTACTTCCAACGCCCCCATTCAGCCGACGAGCTGGCCGCCGACTTGGTCGATCAGACCAGCCCGATCCGGGCCTTTGTGCAGGAGATGTGCATGGTTGGGGAGATCTACCAAGCCGACCGCGACGAGCTTTTCAAGGCCTGGAAGACCTGGTGCGAGGCCCAGGGCCGGGACCACGCGGGCACCAAAGTGTCGTTTGGCCGCCAACTTTCAGCCGCTTTCCCGGGCATCAAGCGCAGCCAACCACGCGGAAATGGCACAGGATCATCCGGTGCCAACGAGCCATCTGGCACAAGATTGAACCTCTACACCGGCATTCGGATGCGTCACGATTGGGAGTCAGAAGATGGACCGTTCTGATTTTCAGCTTTTGGCACAACTTAAAGCTGTGCCGGTGCAAGCTGGCACACCTTTTTTAAACACCCCAAAACCCGTGCAGCCCTTTGAATTCATTGAAGTTTTTCACTTTGGCACAACCTTGCACAAGATAAAACGCATACCAATACATGTGCATGCGCACACACACACGCAAGAAACATATAGACGGGGTGAGGTTTTCTCCTGTTCCACCCGTGCCACCTGTGCCAAAGATTTTTTTATACAATAAAAGAATGAAAACCAAAAATGAACCAATCCAACGAGGTCGGCCTTCGAAACACCCGTTTAGGGAACTTGATGTTGGTCAGTCCTTTCCCGTTCCTTTGAACGCTCAGGAATCCGTCAGGCGCCTTGCTTGGCGTCGAGGATTGGAGCTCGGTCGATCCTTCAGTGTTCGCAAACAACCCGATGGCACGTTTCTGTGCACGCGCGTTGCATAATCCCCACCACCACCCAAGGCACCCCATGACCAAATCAACCTCGGAAATCACCGTCGAAAACATCACCGGAAATCCTGCCGATAAAATCGAGCACTGGAATATCGAGAAACTTATCCCTTACGCACGCAACAGCCGCACGCACTCGGATGAGCAAATCGGACAGATCGCGGCCTCGATCAAAGAGTGGGGCTGGACCACGCCAATCCTGGTCGATGAGACCGGCGGCATCATTGCCGGACACGGCCGCACGATGGCCGCACAGCGCCTCAAAATCACCACGGTCCCGGTCATGGTCGCCAAGGGCTGGTCCGACGCCAAGAAGCGGGCCTACGTCATTGCCGACAACCGCCTCGCCATGAACGCAGGCTGGGACAACGACATGCTGGCCCAAGAGTTCAAGGACCTCATGGAGCAGGGCTTCGACGTGGAGCTCACCGGCTTCAGCGAAGAAGAGATCGACGCCCTCATGCCCCTGGAGCTGGAGGAAGGCCTCACCGACCCCGACGACGCGCCCGAGGCCCCGGCCAACCCGGTCACGGTCCAGGGCGATGTTTGGGTCATGGGCAACCACCGACTGCTTTGCGGCGACAGCACCAGCATGGACGACTTGGCCAAGCTGTGCCAAAACCAAATGGTCGACATGTGGCTCACCGACCCGCCCTACAACGTGGCCTACGAGGGTGGCACCAAGGAAAAGCTCACCATCAAAAACGACGAGATGGGCGACGATCAGTTCCGGCAGTTCCTGCGCGACGCATACACCGCCGCCGACTCGGTCATGAAAGCCGGGGCTGTTTTTTACATCTGGCACGCCGACAGCGAGGGCTACAACTTCCGAGGCGCGGCCAAGGACGCAGGCTGGACTGTGCGCCAGTGCCTGATCTGGAAGAAGTCCTCCCTCGTCATGGGCCGCCAGGACTACCACTGGAAACACGAGCCCTGCCTCTACGGCTGGAAAGACGGCGCAGGCCACCTTTGGGCTGCCGACCGCAAGCAGACCACGATCCTCGAGTTTGACAAACCCACCCGCAACGGCGAGCATCCAACCATGAAGCCCGTGGCGCTGTTCGAGTACCAGCTCCTGAACAACACCAAAGGCGGCGACCAAGTCCTCGACAGCTTTGGAGGCTCCGGCACCACCCTGATCGCAGCCGAGAAGAACGGCCGCATTGCACGGTTGATGGAGTTGGACCCAAAATACTGCGACGTGATCGTCACCCGCTGGCAGGCGTTTACGGGGCGTCATGCGCACCTGGAGTCGGACGGCCGGTCCTTCACCGAGGTGATGGGCGAGCGCAGTCCAAACTCGCTGATTGGCAGCGAAATTGGCAAGGCCGACAAGCCCAAGGCGGGCAAAAAGGCCGATTGATGACCAAAAACCACCGAATCACTGATGTAAAAGGAGAGATTCATGACAAAAACGACTGAAAAACCCCTTGTAAAAAAGACAGGCAAAAACGGAGGGGCCCGACCAGATGCTGGCCGCAACGCTTTTGAGCCCTCAGAAACCGAGCGCAAGCAGGTTGAAGCCCTCTCAGGCTACGGTCTGCCGCTGGACCAAATCGCCGTGCTGGTGCGCAAAGGCATCAGCGTGGACACCTTGACCAAGTACTTCGCAGAGGAGCTGGTTTCGGGCAAGGCCAAGGCCAACAGCCAGGTCGGCCGCACCCTGTTCCAGAAGGCCACGGGCGGCGACACCACGGCGATGATCTGGTGGTCCAAGACCCAAATGAAGTGGTCCGAGACGCAAAAGGTCGAGCACACCGGCAAGGACGGCGGCGCGATCGCTTTGTCCAGCGTGGACTTGAAGGGCCTCAACGACACCGAGCTGGCGCAGATGCAGGCGCTGCTGCAGAAGGCGAATGGGGGCGAGGAATGAGCGCCAACGAACCCATGGACCCGTTCTTCACCACGATGAAGATCCGCGCCTGCGAGGGCGACGCCGCTGGGCAGCTCTTGCTTGAGGCTTACGGCAAACAGCAGGTGCAGGCGGCGATGGCCCAGATTGCACCACGCATCCAGGCCGCCATCGAGCAGTCCGCACTGGACGCGGCCGTTGCCGAGCGCCAGCGCATCATCGAATGGATGCGCAACGACGACGGCGCAGGCATGACGGCCAAAGAGTACGCCGACGTCCTGGCCATGGGCATCCCAACAACACAACCAACCGAGACCCCGCAATGAACAAACCCACCCT